TGCTCAGTTTGGCTCCCGTGAACCAGCCGTAGATCGACCCATCGAAAAGGATGTAGGCCGAGATTTCGTCTTCGAGCGCCCTTTCGGGGTATTTGTGCAGGTCGGCGTCGATTTCGTATTTCGCCAAATGCGTTGTTGCTTTGATGTAGTTGTCCTCCCACGTGTTCTGAACGTGGCCGCGACCGTAGTAACAATGCCCGTAGGGTCCGCACGGCTTGCCGTATTTCTTGCCCTTCCCCTTGCCGATTTCCTCGACGGGCTGCATTTTGCGCCCGGTTTCGTGGAACGCGGTGGCGAGACAGTAGGCGAGGTATTTAAGCGGCCTGTCGCCGAAATCGCTCTCCCACACCTTGAGCAGCGCTTCCTGCCCCGTCACTTGCCCGATTGTCATTTCGCCACCGAAAAGCAGCTTTCTGACGGTATCGAAGTAAAACTTGTGGTCGATCATGTTCATATCTCCGCACTGGCAGTGAAAGTGTAAGCCCAACTCATTATACCAGCACCGCCACCGGTCGCTTGTTGGACAAAGCTGCCGACTGTTGGAATTACAGCAATTACACTAGTCCAGCCGCCGCCTCCGCTTGGGGCTAAATTTATAGTTGGTGGGCCTCCCCGCATTTGCGGTGAAAGTACGGTAGTACAATAAAATACTCCTCCAGTACCACTGCTATAACCACTGAGAGTGCCAGTACCAGTCTGATAGTACCGCTGACAATACTGAAGTTCTAGTGCGTATGGCCTCAACTCAAACGGTGTCGCTACAGAACCGGCTTCAAGCTGGATGCCTGTGATGCTCAACACAGCAGCATTGGTCTGAACGACGCCAACGTCGCCCGTGGCTGCTAGGTAATTTCCCGCAGCCCAAGCTCCCGCCGCCGCAGCAGAATATGTCGCTCCAGTGCCGAGACTAAACGCCAGGGTCGCTGCGCCCGCGTTGCTCTGGCCCACCCACGTCCCTGCCGTGTCGCCGGGGATGGTTACGGTGTATTTGTTCCATGTGTTTGCCGTCGCCACGGTGTATGTGAACGGGCAGGAGCGACTGTTCGCATAATTCCTAAGCGCGCCAGAGTGCAACCCCGCCACAGAGCATGCAGCCCAAAAGGACAACGTAACTGATTTGGCCGCCGCAGTGCCAAAACCCATGTCAGCCCAATTAAAACCCTCTATGCCTTGGTAAAACGCAAAGTAGTCCCCAGCAGTAACAGCATACGGACTGGCGACGCTAAATGTTAAATAATTCGTGAATCCCAGACCCAGCAATGCGTTAGAGTTATTTACCACTTGTGCATTAAATCTTGACGTTGCTGGGGCAGAACCAAAAGTCCAGCGATCACACAACATTCCGGTGACTGCAGCAAAGCCAGCAAAGTTATGGTACTGATCGATTATGAAATTACCGTTGAGCAGCCGATTGCGGAAATCCAACCCCGGCGCATTAATCGGCTGCGAGAACGTCGCCTGCCCTGTGGCGCGATTGATAGACAACGGCGTGTCTATCAGCGAACTTGCATCGCTGTATCTTTGCAACCCGAAATTGGACCCGGCATTGCTGCCGCTTTCGGCGGCCGAATCGCCAAACATCATCTGCCATCTGGCGCTGCCCGCCATGTAACCGACGACGCGAGACGTGCCGCCAGATGCGTTCTTACTCAAAGATACTGACGGATTGACGCCATTTATTGAGGCTGCTTCTGCCACCGCCAAATTGCCAGCAAGACTTAATTTAGCGGTGTTGTCAATACTAGCGTATTCAGTGGTGCCGTTGCCAAATGCAATCGGCTTGGAGCTTCCGCTGTTAAATTCGATGTAGCCCATCTTGGTGCTGTCTACTTGACGGTAGATTTGCCAAGCGGCGGTACTCCAATCCGATCCTGCCGACTTGCGCTGGATTTCCGTGCGAATGTTGTCGCCATTGGTGTCGGTCACATACACGTTTAGCGGGATGATCGTGGTGCCAATCGTGCTGCCGAGCGCGCCGCCATTGATTTGCGTCGTTCCAGAGAAAACCACGCCAGTGGTGCCTGCTGGCGCGCCAGATCCGTTGAGCGTCAAGCCGCCGAGGACGCCCGCATTGTTGTACTGGATTTGGCCGTTGGTTCCTCCAGCCGCAACCGCGCCAGCCGCAACCGGACCCCACGCCGAGCCATTCCAGCCCATCAGGTTGCCCGTCGCGGGCGCGGAGGCTGATAGTGGACGTCCCTGCAGCTGGACAACCGTGTTGGGAATGCTGGTGGTGCCAGAACCGGTAACGTCGCCGGTATGCGTAATGGTTTGGTTGGCGGTTAGATAGCTCTGCGACTTAACATAGGCCGTGGTCGCCAGCTTGGTGCTGTTGTCAGCCGCTGCCTGTGTCACACCGATGGTGCCGGTCGGCAGCGACGGCGTACCGGTGAACACCTGCGAGTTGACCAAGGCGTAGGGATTCAGCAGCGTGGTGAAGCCAGCGCCGGAGACGACGCCCGACGCCGAAAGGGTAGTGAAAGCTCCGGTGCTCGGCGTGGTTGCGCCAACCGTCGTGCCGTTGATCGCGCCGCCTGTGATCGCAACCGCGTTGGCGTTCTGGGTGGACATGGTGCCCAGACCCTTCGCCGTGATCGCGCCGTCAACATAGGCGGTGGTAGCCACTTTCGTTGAATTGTTGAGCGCAGTCTGCGTAATGGCGGTGGTTCCGGTCGGCAACGAGGGCGTCCCGGTAAACACTTGCGAGTCCACTTTCGCATAAGGGTTCAGCAGCGTGGTGAAACCAGCGCCTGAAACAACACCCGACGCCGAAAGGGTGGTGAAAGAACCAGTGCTCCCTGAAATCGGTGTTCCAGTGATCGAGCCGCCCGTAATCGCAACCGCGTTGGCGTTCTGCGTCGCCATCGTACCGAGGCCGAGCGCCGTAACTTTGTTCGCAACGAAAGCTGTGGTCGCCACTTTCGTTGAACTGTCGCCCGCTGTCGGCGTCGGGGCGATGGGTATCGTGGAAAATGTCGCTTGCCCGTCGCTGCGCCTAATGCGCAACACTTCACTCGTAGTGCCAACGTCGCTGCCCTTCTGCAGCACAAAATCAGAACCAGCGTCGCCGCCCGGTTCCGCGCTGTTCTCCCCCAGCAACATGAACCAACGAGTAGACCCGTTGAGGGACGCCAAAATACCCGCCCCGCCGCCTAATCCGGTGCGGTTAAGTCCAAGAGTGGGCCAAGAACTCTTTAGGTCCAATTCGCCGTAGTTGAAAAACATCGAACTGGCGTCTGGACTGTTCACCGTGAGCGAACTGTTGATCGTCAGTTGGCCGGTCATAGTGTCGCCGGACTTCTGTACGAACGTGCTCACATCTGCCGCTGGGCCGGTTGCACCCGTGTCGCCCGTGTCGCCTTTATCGCCCTTGTCGCCCTTATCACCCTTGTCACCTTTATCGCCTTTGTCCCCCTTTACGTCTATCTCCATCTGCGCCACGAGGCTGCTGTAATACAGCGTCGTAGGAACCCACTCGCCCGAAAGCCATTGGTTCAGCAGGATCAGGTCGTTGGTTTTCACGGGGAGGACAGCGGACCCAGCGTCCGGTGTGGCTGGATATACCGGCTTCGGGTTCCAGTTGCCGTCGTAAGGCGGCGGGGCGGGTTCCCAGTAGTCGGTGCCGCGCGTATCGATGCCGGGTGTGTGCGGCTCCGGGGCAGGAGGAAGCGTCCACGTCCCGCTTTTCGGTGATACGGGCTTCCATTCGTTAGTCATGGCATTCCCCGGTGGTGCGGTGCGGGAATATTGTACCATACCGCCACGGGGCTGTCAACTCCCATCTGAATACAGTAACGCCCCCGGTGGAGCGAATCACCGGGAGCGCCTCTTACTGACTTACGCGGATTGCGCCTATCAGCAGATTAGTGACCGGCGAGGCCGCCGCCAATCGCGATCACGCTCGAACCACCGGACGTGGTGGAACCGGCGATGCCGTTGCCCGACGACGCAGCGAGAGTGCTGGACGTGGACGAAGCAGTGCCCGCTCCGCCGCCGCCCGCGATGGAGCCGCCGAAGAAGCCGCCGGTCGCAACGCCGCCGCCGCCAGCAACGCCGGTCGCGCCAGCGGTCGTTCCGCCGATCGCAGCCGCGTGGCCAAGCGAACCGGTGACGGTCGTCGAGTTGGAGTTGGTGATGACGGTTCCGCCACCAGCGCCGAAAGTGAAGGCCGAAGCCGGGGCAGCGAGAACCGCCAGAACGGCGGCGAGGGAAAGAATCTTTTTCATGCGTATGCTTCCTCTGCAGAGAATGCCGGGGATTCCGCCCCGGCGCGGTTTACACCCTTGCGGGATTAGTTTGCGGCGAGTGCGACGCACACGCCACGATCAGCCGAAAGGCGAGCGCCCCGGCTGTGGCAGTTGACGGGGCGATAGTGCCGCCCGCGACGATCTGTGTAGTCACCAACCGACACCGAGGCGCTGACGGCGTAAGGTGTAGGCTGCGTAGCGAAATGCCCAACCCGGCATCGAATCCCACCGGCAACCATCGACGTCGCCAGTTCGTCGTCCAAGCAGAGAGTCTGCAAAGCGGCTTCGCGCTGCCCGAAGGCCCACAAAGTACGAGCGTTCAGCCTCTTGTTGCAGGGGCCGTCCTGCCAAGGAAAACCCAAAGCCCCACCACCGCCAACAGCTGCGCCGCCAAGTGAAACGGAGCCGTTGCAAGATTCGATGCCCGCCGCCGACATGCCGGGCGCGAAGACAGCAGGAGCTTGACCGGTGGTTGTGCTGTTGAATGTGTTGGTGTTGGCCGCGCCAGACTGATTGGCGTTGACAGAGCGCACAGCGGTGCTCTGGCTGGAATTGATGCGGGAGTTGACGTTGGAGTTGGAGTTTGAACGGGACTGCGACGCCGAGGCTGCGTTGGCGGTGTTGCGGTTGTTCTGGACGGGGGCAGCGACGGCGTTTGAACTAGAGCGAGAGTTGGAAATTCCAGTTCCGATGCCCAGCGCGTTCTGCGCGAATGAGGGCGACGCGGCAACAATCAAAAGTGCGGTGAATAGGCCCGTGTACTTCATTGGGGTTTCCTTCGTGTGGTGGGATTAACGCCCCGCCGTAGGGGACAAAACGAACGGCGGGGCGCGCGGAGCCAGCCTATGCCGGGAGGACTAGGCGGCTACCTTCTCGTCCGCCTTTGCGGCGCGGACGGGAAGCGGGGCGACCGTCAGCGCCACTTCGGCGCCTTCAAGGTCGGTGAGTTTGCCGTTCTTGCGCACGAGCGTGGCAAGACGGTTGCGGAGGGTCATCCGGGTGCGGCCTTCGGCACCACGCGCCTTTTCGGCGATCGCCTTTTCGTAGGGCGCGATGTGCTCGTCCGCGATGCCGTTGGCGCGGCACAGGGCGAACAGCCGAGTGATATCGGACTTGTTGTCGACGATCAGTTGCTCAGCAATGAACTTGCTCAGTTCATCGGCAGCGCCCTTGTACTTGCCAGCGTATTTCGCGGGGACAATGGACTTGCTCTTCTTGGGGGCTTCATCGTTGACGGGCTGGGTTTCAACTTCGGTCATTTGTTACTCCTAGGGTCGGTGGAGCGGGTGCTCAACTTGGGACCATCATACCACAGGCCGGGACCCCTGTCAAGTCCCCTTCTGGGTTCCGCTAGAACTTGTGCGAGCGGGACCCTATTCTGCGGGTCTTATCGGCCAGTGTGGTGGTGTTTTCGCCGGTTTCGCCCTCGACGAAATCGCGGTATATGTCTGTAAGCTCTGCGTTGGTGCTGGCGGTGAACTGCTCACACGCTGACTGCCACCGCAGGGTGGAACGCTGCAGACGAATGCCGCCGTCCACCACCCTTTCGATTAGCCCCATCGTCTCGAACTCGGCCATTACCTTGTCAGGCGACACCTTCATACCCGTCTTTTCGGTTTCAAACTTCACGCGCTCGTGCCATTGGTCGCCGTTGAATGGCATTTCCCACGCCAAGTCGTTAGCGGCGATCCAGCCCGATTCTACTATCTTTTGAGCTATGCGCCTTGTCCACGACATGTTGGCTTTTGCCACTTCGGAGTCGCTGCTAGACGAGTGCTCTATGCTTTCGATCTCGTGCCGGTCGGTTTTAATGTCCATGAAGTATCGGACCAGATGGCGGCAGAAATCAAAGTTGTCCAGCGCCGCCTCGAAGTCATCGAAAAACGTCTTTAGTCCCAGCGTCCAATGTCGAAATTGGGGCTGCGTCATCTTTAGGAAGTGCTCATCGTAGGCGCGCGTGTAGAAAATGGCGCGGTCGGTTACGTCGCGTTCCACCACGCCAGTGTTGGTCTTATTCGAGGCAAACATGAGCCGCGCGTAGATGCTGTAACCCCGCGATTCTTGAAACTTCTCGGCCCCCTGCACCCTCACGGAACGTACCAAATCCTTGATAATTCCAGCCGCGTCGGCGTCGCGCGTTAGGTCTACTTCGTCCATGAAGACAAACATCTTGTCTTTGAACGAACCTACGATGAAATCGGTGCCCAGCGTCTTCGCTACCACGATGCCCGCCAGATCGCCCATAATCTTCGGCATCAGCGTTTTGCCAAAGAACGACTTGCCGACTCCCTGACCACCGACACAGACCCACCCGATTTGCTGCTTCGTGCCGGGGTTTTGCCACGTCCACGCCAGCCATTTCTTGATCCAGTCGATTTGCTTTTCGTTGTCGCATGTCAGATAGCCCAGAAGGCGGTCAAGCAGCGTCACCGCGCGTTCCATCATGGCGGGGTCTATGGTGTCGATGGGCAGGACGGTCCAGCCGCGCCACGTGTTGAATACGGTGTGCGCTCTCTCGCTCTCGTCTTCGTCGGACAGGATGCGGCCAGATATTCCGCGTCGATACACAAAACCCGGTTGCCAATCAGGCAGCAAATCAGTGGTGCCCACTAGTATTCGCAGCTTGGACCCCTCGAAAATATCGAACGCCCTCATTGATTTCCCACCAATCATTACCCTATCGCTGGCGTGGCGGGTTTTCAGCGCCCCCGGTTCGAACTCATAGTTCAGGCCGTCCAGCATAGATTTGCGGTCGATGTACATTGTGCTGGCTTTGCAGTACAGGTAATCCTCGGCGAATTGGGCGAGAATCGACGTGTCCGCGCCGGGTCGCAGCACCGTCTTGATAGCTTCCATCGCCTGTGCTTCCAGCATTTTCAACATCGCGCCCCAGCCGGGAACGCGGGCGTTGCTTGGGTTCAGGTCTATCTTTCGGCGCGCGTCGGCAAAGGTGCGGAGGCGCATAGGCTTTTCATCGTCGCCACAATAGTTGCAAATGAAGCTGATAAGGCTGGCCGCTATTTCGTCGCTATTGATGGGACAGATAACACCGGCCTTTAGCCCGGTTGTTTCTTCCAGCGCTTGGGACTCATTTACGATGCGGGTCAGCCATCCGCCTAGTATTCGCGCCGTGTCTTGGCGGCTTCCCTTCGTCCATTCACCCCGCATGAAATAAGCGATGACACCGAAAGCGATGCCCCTGACAACGAGCTTATACTCGGCCTCGCGGGGCGTCGTCACGATGATGGACGTCACGTTGTCCGCGATGCTGTTGTCGTGGACGTACCAGACAGCCGGATCGTACTCGATGCCTATGATCTTGGCGTCGTAGACGGAACCGGGCATAACGGTTTGCGCGGCGGAGGCCACGGCGTTTTTCTTGTCGCTGTTGGTGGGGGAGGAACGCAGCTGGACGTGGAATCTCTCGCCAGATATCTTGAATGCTTTGGGTTCGAAACGTTGCAGCTGGTCGAAAGTGTCGCTCTCTTCCTTGGGTAACGATACCATTACGTGGGAGGGACAGCCCGTTGATCGTCTCCCGAACGCTAGTCTGGTGTCCACCCCAACGTGGGTGAGGGCGGCGACGACGACCTTGTTGAACTCCGGGTCGTTGGCGTCAATGTCGATATCGAGCCAGCCCGAATTGGTCATGAACCCTAGGTTGCAGGGCTGTCGCTCCGGGTTGTCGATCCACGCGGTCATGTCCAGATCGCCGTGTTCACCCCTCGTCCATTCCGCGTCGATCGGCTCCTTACTCTGCGGTTTGAGCCAGACCGCTTTCACCTTGATGAATTTCTCGTTGATTTTCGCCGTTATTGCCTTTTGTCGGCGCACAAGATCGTCGTCTGGCGGTGTCAAATCTGCACCCCCCTTTATCGACTTGAATGTCATGTGTTTTGTCCGTCTGGTGAGTCTCGTGGCAGGACGACGCAGCTTTATAGGGTAGCTAACCCATGCTGCGCCGTCCGCATCCTCACCACGAGAAGGTAGGCAGTATACCACGCCACAGGGGCGCGGTCAAGTATAGGGTAACGATATTACGCTAGATTCCCTTCGTCGTCGAAGCTACCCTGAACCGGCGGCAAGCCGTGCAGCCCACCGCGCTTCTGCCAACCCGCGTATTTGTCGGGCGAACCCCAGCATTCGCTGGGGGCCTCGTTGTACAGGAACATCAGGTAGTTCTTGACGCGCCCGATGTTGGTGTCGTCAGCCTTTTCGTAGGTCCTTTTCAGATCGTTGCTCAGCAGCGCCGAAAGGAAGGACCCAACCGGCTCCCCCTTTTCGATGTAGGCGCGCAAGCCTTCCTTGCAGTGATCGGGAATGTCGTCCCAGAGGCGTGTGTCGAACATCAGTCGTATCCTCCTAGTATTGGGACCGCATCTTTACGGCACCGGGGCATCGTTGCTTTCTGCAATGGTTGCCACGCCCCGCGCGGGCGGGCGGGACGGGTGCTGGTGCGGCGGGGCACACACCCACCGGCTGCTGCACAGGTGCGGCGGGCGTATGCCCAGCGGGGCAGGGCGGTATAGACCGCCCGCGCGGGTGCGCCCCCATGGCCGCGCGACGGGCCTCAGTCCATTCGTCGCCATTCTTGTTGTGAACCGCTGCGTGGCAACGAATGCAAAGCCACCACACTTCGTATGGCTTCGTGTAGTCTTCGTGATGGCCGTGCAGTTCGGTGGATTTTGGTTCACGCCCGCACCGTTCACATACGGATGGCTTGGAAACCGCGCCGCCTTTCACAGCGGCGCGGAGTTTGCTAGCAACTGCATCGCGGCGGTATGTTAGCCGTTGACGCATCGCACCCTCAGTTCAGCATGTCGACGAAGACGGGATCGTTAATGTGAGTCGATACCGTCTTCCCCTCCGGACCGGAGAAGTAGTCGATATGGCCGCAGGGCGACAGGAAGACGCGGGGCATCGGCGTCTCGCCCGCCTCGAAGTCGTCGGGATGGAAGAATTGCCAATGCTCATCCGAGCCGTCAATGCACGAAAGGACGGCGTGGGGGGCTTTCTTCCACAGATCGAAAAGGATGGCTGTAAGCGCGCGGAATTTGCCAATGGTGTAGACGATGCTAACGCGTCCACGGGCGCGACGGGGGTGCTTCAATGCGGTGACGTTCATGTCGATTCTCCAGCGGGCAGAGCGCCCAGCCCCACCATATCACAGGCGGGGCTGGGCGTCAATCTGCGTTCAGTAGCACTGCTGGGTGCAAGTGGTCTGGTTGCCGTACGTGTTGCAATGGGTGTAACACGCGTAGGCTTGCGCGGGGGCGACATAGGCGGCGATGCTGCCAGCAATGGCGAGGGCGGCGACGGCGGCGAGGATGATGTTTTTCATGTTCGTGGTTCCTTGGAGATTGAGGAACCCCACGCACCCATCGCGGGCGCGGGGGGCGGTGTCGTTAGTTGGAGGCGGCGGCTTCGCGGGCGAGCCGCGCCTCAACGGCGGTGTTGTATTCGTCGCGGATTTCTTCCGCCATCGAAAGCAGCGAATCCACGTCGTGTGGGCCGATCTTGAAGTCCGGCTTCATCATGCGTTCGGCCAGACCGCGCAAGAACGACTCGTGGTCGAGTTCGAAGGTGGTTTCGTCTTCCATGTGTTTCACTCCGTGTGGTTGATGGAATCAGCGACGTCGCTGGCGTACGCGACGGCGCGTTCATTATCGCTGTTTACAACGAAATGCACGTCGCCGTCGATCAGTTCCAAGCTGACGAGTTCCTCCGGTTCGAGGGCGGCGATGCCGCTGAAACCGAGACGCTCAAGAAGCTTGCCGGTTTTAATAGTGAAGCTGATTACCATTGCTGTCTCCTGTCGACGCCCCCACCATACCACGGCGGGGGCGCGGCGTCAATCTGCCTTCACTCGGCAGCGGCAGGTTGCGCCTCGGCGACGACTTCGGGCTGCTTTTCGCGCTTGAACCGCTGGTTCGCCATCCATTCGCCGCTCATTTGGTGAACTTCATCGTTCTGCAAAATGAGCTTGCCATCGGCCTCGAACACGACGCGGGACAGAATGTTGCGCCCCGTCATGCGAAGGCGTCCCTGCCAACCGTGCGTGGTGCGGTTGTACTTGGCGAGATTGACGCCGTTCAACTCGCACACGTGCTCGAAGATGGCGAGGCTCTGCGCCTCGGTGGACTTGCAATAGTCCTTGAGGAAGAAGGCGAGTTCATCGCCGCAGTTCGTGGGGTGACCGCCTTCCTTGTAGCGGGCGCGATACACCGGCTTCACCACCGAGCCGGTCTTTTCCTCTTCGGCGTCCTCTTCGGCCTTCTCTTCGGCGTCGAGTTCCTCCAATTCCTCGTCTTCCATTTCGGCGCGAGCGGCTTGCCACTCCTTCTTGGCCTGTTCGTAGGCGTAATCGAGATGTTGCGACGAGATTTTGAAATCGGGGTGCTTGGTGGTCACGACGTACGCGCCGTCCGTGAACTCCATCGAAAATGAGCGGTAGTTCAGCGTCATGTCCTTCAAGGCCAGCATGTTCTTGAGCAGCTGGGGCGGGTTGTCGCCGATCAGGAACCGGTTGCGCTCCGGCCAATAGGCTTTGTAAGCGTCGTCGGTTTCGCTGAGAATGATGCCGTTCTTCTTGGCTTTTTCCTGCGTGGCGTTGTGGATGGTCATTGAACTTGTCCTCTGTGTGGGCGGGAGCGCCAACCCATGGAGTGTACCACAGGCTGGCGCGGTTGTCAAGTTACTCTTCTGTCGGCGCGAACGCGACATCTTGGCATGCTTGGCACATGCCGCTGATGCCGTATTCCACCGCCGAAATCTCGTCCTTAAACAAGAACGACTTGGGCGCGTCGTTGTCGTGGACGTCGATGGGCTGCGGAACCGTGGTGGGCGGTTTGCCGCAGGTCGGGCATTCCACATAGCCGTACTTGTTGTCGCCCGCGATGCGGCCATACGGCAGCTTTTCGGCGTCGAACACGTCGGGGGGCGGAACCACCTTGCCTTTGCGGGCGGTAGCGCTCGCCAGATCGGCAAAGCTCTTGAGGGTGATGATGGAACGGCTCACAGTTTCAACTCCGGATAGAGAGCGCCAGCCCACGGCGAGATTACTGAAAACACGGGCTTGGGCGGACTGGTACGAATGCTGTAGGGCGACAGCATGTCGGGGCCGATGCCCAGAACCACAGCGGTGGTCTTGCACAGGCGATAGAGGGCGGGGGACTTCCCGTCGTCCGTCTTCGGTGGGGGAAGCGGGATCGGGGGGCGCGGCGGCTCCGGGTCAGGGCGTCGCTCTGACTCGACGGGGGCATACCAACGGGCGTGAGCGCGCAACCCGTGATGATGGCGCGGGTGCCAGACAGGGCGCTGGGCGATATGTCGCGGGTGCCAGACAGGCGGGCGTTGCAGATAGTGGTGCAGCCGCGCCTCGGCGGGAATGGCGGTGAGTATCGCGAGCACCGAAAGGGTGGACAGTAACTTCATTTGACTCTCCTGAAATTGCCTCTAGCTATGGACACTATGAACCCGTTGTCCCTCAACACACGGGTCGAGTTGTTTATCATGTCTTTGCTGAACCCTTTTGGCACCAGCACGTCCCGCAGTTGTGAAGTGTACAGGTTCATTTTGTCATCGGTGAACTCACCGAGCACCGTTTTTTGGGTGGCGGTGAGTTTGGCGTACGCCTTGCTGGCGTTTTTGAAAACGGACGGCGGGAATGGTATTTGCTCCTCCTTCGGGGTCGCTTTCGCTTTCGGCGGGTCGGTGAAAGCGGCGGTACTGTACAACGGTCTGCGATACACTATGTCCGCCTTCCCGCTGTGGTTAAAGATGAAGTCCTCGATCACAGAATCGTAGGCGATGAACAGCACCACGCTCTTGTTCATTTCTTGTTCCTAGGGTTGGAAGTGCATTGGTGGCTGTGGCGCGTGAAGCCCAGCCGGGTGTAAATCAATTGGCAATGGCGACACTTAACGAAGCGGTCCTCGCCATTGCGGGCTGTTGGGTTCTCAACGCGAGTCCCCATCAGCCCTTTCGGCATTGGCATCACAGAATCGCACGCGATGTTTTCTTGTCGATCTGCTGGTCGAGGCCAATCGCCTCGGCATCCCGATAGCCGGTGCGGAAAGAGGGCAATGCGGCGCGCAACTCTTCTGCGGTCGGCGCGCGTTGCTGCATCTTTTCCCATTTCTTCTGCCACTTTTCGCTCTCCATCTTCTCTGCGGCCTCTCGCGCTGCTTTCAGCGCGGGATTCTTGAGTTCCGCCGCGTCGCGCGCGGCGAGCATGGCGTCTGCGTTCTTGTCGGCTTCGCGCTGGCGGAGACGCTGCTCCATCACCATCGCTTTCGTGCTGCCCGGTTCGCGACCGTAAAGGTGGTCGTAGTTCAGCCACGTTTCGTCGTCGATGGTGTCGGCGAGAACGAGGGCGCTGCCCGACGCCGGGTGGGCGCGCTGCTCTTCCTCGGCTTTGCGCTTTTCGGCTTGGAGACGTTCCCAGCGCAGCTGGCGGAGACGCTCGGTGAGGCGGGTGGCCATGCCTTCGCGGTAGGCGATCGCCTCGCGCACGAAGCAGGAGTTATAGCCTTCGTCCTTCGCCCAGCGCTGCGCCAGACGCTCGATGGTTTGCTGCAGATACTCGGCCATGATTTCAGCGCCGATCACGTTTTCCTGCCGACCGAGGATGCGGTGTTCGTAGGTGCTGCCCTTTTTCAGCCCCTTGATGGACCAATACATGCAGAAGTTCAGCTGGCACACACCCTCCCAGAGCTTGCGCTGCCACCCGTAAAGCCCGCCTTTGCGGTGCTTATCGTCGCGGTTGGAGGAACGCGGCTTGTGGGAGTCCGCGTGGTGCATCGAAAGGTTGTGGGCCTCCAACAACTCCATGGCCTTCGCGGTGGCGCTCTCGGCCTCGGCCTCAGACGGGTTGTTCGCGGCGAGCGCCAGCAGCTTTTTCACTTTTTCGATGATGGCGAACTGGTGGTGATTGAGTTCCATGGTGTGTCCCCTTACGCAAAGTCGTTGTAGGTGAAGCCGACGATCATAATGCAGTCGGAAGAATTGTGGAAGGCGTCGACGAACTGCGGCCAGAAGTCGGCGTCGAGGATCACCTTGGAATTGACCAGATCGATGCCGCACACTTTGCGCGAGACGCTGCCGAGGCAGTAAACGATCAGCTGTTGCATTTTGTCCCCTCTCTCAACTGTCCCACAGTATACCACATGACGCGGCGCGGGTCAACCCCCCTTCACGGTTCGCTCTGGTACAGGTAGCCGAGGCCCTGCGCTTCGGGGAATCCCAGCCGCAGCACGGCGATGGCGCGTCGCTCTGATTCTGCGCGAGCTATCGCCGCGACGTTCTCGGTGTAATAGCCGGGCCTCATTTCGTAGAGGTAAGCGACCCAATAGTCAGGAACGTGTTTGTTCTTGAACGTATAGTGTCGCGCGGCGAGGCGGTAGGTGGGCTGTTCATTGTTGTTCATGTTTCGCTCCATCGAAAGGACGCCACCAGCCTTCGCTGGTGGCGGCAAGGCTAATGTTTGGTGCGGCCCAGCATGTCGACGATGGCTTCCCAGTCTTCCTTGCACCGGACGAACATGCCGTCCTCGTCCTTCCACACCGAAAAGCCGGTCTGGGGTCCGTTCGGATTGTGGTGTGAGCCTTCGTGGTCCTGCTCCATCATGCAGCCGCGAAGGTTGTAATGGTGGTGGCAACAGGTTGTGGCGGTGCGATAGATCGGCTTTTTCATAGTAGGCTCCTTAGGCGTAACGAATGGCGAGCTTCCACAGGAGGCCCAGCGGGGAGAATCGCGCACCGAAAAGCCAGCGCGGGAGGCGATGGAGGGGAAGGCACACGAACCAAGTGCAAAGGCGAGACATGGAAAGCTCCTGTGATCGACTAGGGTCCATGATACCACGATACGTGCGCGGTGTCAATCCGAGTTCGTAATGCGCCGCGTCGTTCAGCGCTAGGGAAATGGAGCGGCTACGCTTCATAGGGCCTAATTCCTCTCACTGTTTCGCACGGGGTTTTTGCTATAACACACTCGTACGTGTCCACAGTGTAATATTTTATGTCAGGACCGTAGCATTTGAACAGTATTTTTATGGCCCGCGCGCGGGTTCCAGCCCAAAAGCCACCCCATCGGCTTTGTTCTGATCCTTCTTCTAAAATCCACGCCCTTGCGTAATACATTTTCGTGCGCATCAGATGTTCTCCCATCCATCTTTGAAAGCGAGGGTGCTGGTGTTATGCGGCCCAGCCGGTTTGGCTTCATCGAGGCCCATGTTGTAATACCCGACACCGAAAGGGCCGTCCTTGTCCCAGTACACGTTGAACACGTGACCGTTCTTGCTGATGTGCTCGCCAACGTGTCGATCGGCGCGAACGCTGGGAAGTGTGGGGGGCGGTGGCGACTTGTTGTCCTGTATCGCCTTGACAGCGAAAATAAGCTCCTCATCCAAGAACTCAAGAAGAAAGTTGCGGCGTCCCATTTCTTCCATTTTACGCCGGATGGGGCGGTAGTTCACGGAGTAGCGATTCCAGCAGTGCGCGACGTTCGCACGATTGATACCGAAATAAAGCGCCACCGCTTCGCGGTTTATGTCGGGCCACTGCAACCCAATTGCAAGCAGCTGACCTTGTTGACGCTTGGTAAGCTTGGGGCGGAACTTGCTGTTTGTGGCAATGAGGCCCGACTCGGCGACGATGCGATCTAATTCTTCCAACTTGTCCATGTAAGGCTCCTGTGTGCTGGTAGGGGGGTAGCTTAGCACGGCGGCGCAGCGGTGTCAAGTCCCCTTCTGAACTCTACACACGGTCCCCGTACCTAGCACACTAGAACGTACAGGGGGCGGCAGCTACGCGCGCTAGGCAGTGGTGGAAGTATTGGGGGGGGCCGCTGCGGGGCGGGGGGCCTTTCGGTGCCGCCCTGTGAAGTCCGGTATGCTGGGTACGGGGACTAGAAGTACGTAGAACGCCGTTCCAGGCACAACTTTCGGCGTTCCGAGAACCACCTGCGGAACCGCTTCGTGCTTCGCGCGACACACTTCCTCCCTTTCGATGAGAAATTGCGAAGCGCTTCGGACCAGGGAACCGCTTCCGCGCTCGATGGAACCGCTTCATCACTGAGAAATTGCGAAACGCTTCGGACCACGATTCCTTTAGCGCCAGCGTGCACCTTGTTCCCGGGTAACCCGTCGAAACCGCGCTGCGCGCGACCCAATTGTGAACTGCCGTGTTCTCACACGGCGCTACAACGACCGATGATGCAGCGCGAAGCGCTTCCGATTAGCGACGTCCTATGAAGCACAGTTGTAGCCGCCCCGGTGTGGTTCCGGGGCGGCTGTTTTTATTCGTCGAATACCGCGGTCGTTACCAGCGCGCGTCCGCTGCATTCACCTTCATCGCCGGTTATCGTGAACCAGTAGCCTCCGCCACCGGCTTCGTCGTATATCGTCGCTTTGTCGAAGTCCAGCGGGTCGCCGGTTTGCGGTTCGAGCACGCTTACCGCGTATTCCATCACGGCCTCGTCCAGCGCCGCTTCCGCTTCTGCGAATGTCTTGTACGGGTATTCCGTCGTGTGGTCTTCGTGCAGCCAATCGCGTAGGCTGTCGCTGTTGCCTTCTTGCTCGCGAATCCTGATTCCGTGGCGCTTCGTCATTTGCTGTCTCCGTTTTCTAGCATCATGTTCCGGTATGTGGGGTCGATCTCGAATTTGGCTGAAGCCTCGCCCTTGCTTTCGGCCCGGACGCTTAGCGCGATGTGGAAGTGCCCGCCGTTGTCCAGCCTGACGCCGTTCTTGTAGCGCTTGCCAAATTCCCACCCTGTTTGTTCGTTCGCGGCGCGCATTTCGCTTGCCGTCATTTCGACGATCTCGCAGTTGATCTCGTCCCAGCTGTAGAGCTTTTTCATGTCGTTCTCCTCGTTATATCAGGAAGATTATCCACCACGGAATGTGCGCGATTGTCATCAACCCCGCCGTTATCAGCCCCAGCACTAGCCACGCCATTAGTTTGTCCATGTCGTCCTCTTTCCGTTGTAACGACCCCGCCATTTTACCACGGCGGGGCCGCTGTGTCAATCTCAGTTGCTCATGTGCTTGTCGCAGAACCTGACCGGGGCTTCCAGTTCGGTCCCGTCGGGCAGTATCAGCGCGAACTGGTTAGCTACCTTCGTCCTGAGCGCCATCCCGCCGCTCATCCGCAACCGGCCCTGCCAGCCCGGTGTCGTGCGGTTCCAGTGCGCGTGTTTCACCCCGTTCGCGTCGAGGATTGCTTCGAGTTCGGCTACCCGGAGCTTGCCGTTCTGGTCGAGGGTGTATTCTTTCAGTGTTTGTTGCAGCCAGTCGCCGCAGCCGCGCGGGTCGCCGCGTTCCGCGTATCGGGCCTTGTACTTGGCTTTTACAACGCCGCTGCCCTTCTTTTCTTCTTCCTCTTCGGTTACCTCGATCGTATCGTTTTCGTAGTTGTTGAATGCGGACTGCAGTAGCGTGAAGCCGATCTCGGGGGCGTCCATGTTGTCCTCGTGGCTGTCGTAGGTGCCGGTCTTGGTGGTCTTGTTGCTGGTCTTGCGGGCGTTTTTCATGGTGTGTTCCTTTGGTGTGTTGGGGCGGATGCCGCCGCCCCTCGGTTTTGGGTTTTGGTTACTTGGTGAGTGCAGCGCGGCTGTGTGCGTTGGCCGCGTGGTGGTGGTGTTTCGCCGCGTCGTCGTGCGCTGCGGGTGTTGCTTCGTCGCCGTAGAGTACCGCGCATTGGGCCGCTTCTTCTGCGTTCCACGCCTCGTCCATTGCTATTCCGGCGTCTCCGTCGTCCGGCTCGATTTGTTGCGTCAGCTCGATTGCGGCTTTGGTTGCGGCGGTTGCCGCTTCCTGCGCTGCTATCGCCGCGTCGCGCTGGGCGTCGTTGTCGGGCGTTTCGATGTGCTTGCGCCCTTCCTCTGCCGCTTTGCTGTGGGCTGCGGCGGCGTCGCGGTGGGCGTTTGCGGCGTTGTTGTGCGTCATTGTCGTGTTCCTTGTTTCTTGCTTGCCTTTCTTTGGCCCCTTCTACCAACACGTTCGTCTGCCTCCGTGTCACCTGCGAACCCGCTGGTCGTGCGCGGGCGTCTTGTACCGGCGTGCTTGGTGCTGGTACAGGGGGCGTTCTTGCATTGCTACGAGCCGCTCTTGCGGCGACCCGGTTTGTGTAACCTCGATTCCGCACCTTGTACGCTGGTGCAGGGCGTTCGCGTCCGACCGTGCTTAGATGCTCGGCGCGCAGCGCCGTCCGCTTCGCGTTCGCGGCCGCGCTCGGCGCGGACCCCCTTGCGGGGTTGACACGGGGCGTCTCGTGTTATACTTGGGGGTCATAGAGAGTTTTCTTTCATTGCTATCGCGTGTGCAGCTTGCTGCTCTGCTTCTTTCTCTTCGCTTGGACGCATGCGGCAGCATGCCTTACTCTTCGCTACACTTAACCGCGCGTCAGCGCGCCCTACACTCGGAACAGACGTTTCCGGGGTTCGCATTGCTCTGAAACCCCCCCGTACTTATAGAAATGGCTGCAGCTTTCGCGGGACCCGCTCGCGGCGCGCGAAATACTCTGGATCCTTATTCCACATACTTCTTGACAGCCCCCCTGCGCGCGTGGTATACTCGTGTCAGGAGGTTCACCCCTTATGTCTTTACCCGATAACCTGGAACCCCTTTCGCCGTCGCGCCACGATTGGCCCGATGACGTCCCTTTGGATGTGCAGGAATGTCGGACGGCCCTCTGGCTTTTCGCTGGTAATATTACGAAAGCCGCAGAGCGTCTCGGCGTTACTTCTCTTCGTCTTCGCACTTTCGTTCGCAAGTCAGAATTGCTGTCTCGGGAAATCGATGAGGCGCGGCAGCAAATCGTCGATCAAGCCGAGCATAAAATACGTGAAGCCGTGCACTCCGATGATGCTTCTCGCTCCGACAGCATGGCCCGATGGATCGCGGGTAGCCAAGGGAAGTCTCGCGGATGGGGACAGGGGTCTCCCGGCATTTCGGCGCAGGGCAATGTGAATATACTGGTGCAATGGCCGGGGGGCGCGGATAATCCGATGAACCTACTGGCTGACCTTTCGCAGAAAGCGGGAAGCGCCAAAGATGAGTGACGCGCCCGCCCAGCAAGTAGTAACTATTCCGTATATTCCGCGGAGCCACTTCGTACCGCTCCACATATCTATCAAGAGGTTCAAATTCGTGGTGGCACATCGTCGCGCGGGAAAGAGTGTCGCCGAAATCAACGAAATGATACGCGCGGCATTGCGGAATACCCGTGTGCAACCGCCACCGCGTTACGCATATGTCGGACCGTCCTTCGCGCAGACCAAAGACCTGATCTGGGGGTATCTGAAACACTACACCGATGGGATACCGGGCCGGATCGTATCAGAAGGTGAATTGTACGTGGAGTTCCCCGGTGGGAAACGAATCACTCTTTATGGGGGCGCTGCTGCTTATGAGCGCATGCGTGGCCTCTATTTCGATGGTGTTGTTATGGACGAATTTCCTCTCCTTGCGGCAACTGCTTGGAGTACTGTTGTACGCCCTTGTCTTGCTGACTATCGGGGGTGGGCTATTGTTAGCGGTACATCAAATGGCGAGGACCATTTTTACAAAATAAAGCTGCAAGCCGAGAACGACAACGATTGGGACAGCTTCGAAATACCGGTCACAAACACCGACGCGCTGCACCCCGACGAAATCGCGGAAATGACGAAAGACATGTCGCCCGACGAGTTCGCCAGAGAAATGATGTGCAGCTTTTCGGCGAGCGTCGAGGGTGCGTATTACGGCGAGCAGATGAACAACATATCTCTCGAAGGGCGCATCCTACCCGTTCCGTACGACAACGAAGCGCCGGTCTGGACATGTTGGGATATCGGCATCGACGACAGCACCGCCGTGTGGTTCCTACAACGGTGCGGACGCGAAATACACGTAATAGAATATCTGGAACAGAAGGACAAGCTGTTCAACTGGTATTTCAGCGAAGTAAAATCACGTCCGTATGTCTACGGCGGGCACATCTTCCCCCAAGACATTAAAGTGCGCGAGTTGATCGCCGGTTCCCGCTATCTCTACGCGCAAGAAGAACTCGGTCACCTGCTCGTGCAGGTCTGCCCGCCCCACAGTCCAGAAGACGGGATCGTTGCGGTGCGGCGGTTCCTGGGTGCATGCTTTTTCGATGCCGTAAAGACGAAGCTGGGCGTCGTCGTGCTCCGCAGCTACCACAAAAACCCAAAAACGGGCAAGCCGGTCCACGACAAATACTCCCACGGTGCCGATTCCCTGCGGCAAGGGGCGGTCTACCTTTCGGCGATGGGTTGGGACGCTGGATGGGGCACGAACATTGTTTCCATACGGGGCGCGTTGAAGCGTCGCATCGGCGGAGTGTATTGATATGCCCAGAAGCGATGACGCAGATATCGTTGAGCGCATCTTCGGTGAAGGCGACGGCAAGCAGTGGGACAAGTCCCACGGCGACTACACGGATTTCTACGAGTACAAGGTGCGGATGCTGATCGAAGACGCCCGCTTCTACAATCTGGATATTCGCGCGCCGAAAAGAGAAATGGCGATGCGGTATTACCAAGGCATCGAGCCGTATCTCGACGAGCAGGGCCGCAGCACCATTGTGTCCACGGAAGTCCGCGACACCATTTTGCAGATCATGCCGAGCCTCATGCGCATCTTCACCGCGCAAGAGCACGTCGTGGAGTTCATCCCAAACACCGAAGCAATGGTCCCGCTGGCTGAACAGGCCACGGATTGGGTTCAGTGGATATTCATGGAGGACAATCCGGGCTTCCTTTCGCTGCACAACGTGTTCAAGGACACTCTGACGAAGGGCGAAGGCATCGTAATGTGGCGCGTCGACAAGCAGCCGACCGTGACATATCGCGAATATACCAACATCACCATGGAACAGGCTCAGTTCACTATCTCGCAGGACGAGCGCACCGAAGTGATAAAGTTCGCGCCGCATCAACTCGGCAAAGTGCAGAAGAAAAAGGCTCTGCAGAATAAAATAAAGGCGGCGGGACAACCGCAACAGGCTCAGCAACCCCCTCCGGACCCCCCCGCCGAGCCGACCTTCGACATGTCGGTGCGCATCGACCAGAGCAAGCCGCGCATCATCGTTGAGCCGGTTCCCCCGGACGAGTTCCGTATCGACCGATACGCCAAAGGCATCTACGACGCCACTCTCTGCGGCATCGAAACCATCAAATCGCCGTCTGAACTCATCGAAATGGGTTACGACGAGGACACTGTGGACCATTTTCGTGGAGTGAGCATCGCGAGCGTCCGCTGGAATGAGGAACGCGCCCTGCGGAATCAGGGTCTTGAACTGGGTGTTGGGGGGCCGGATGTTCAGGGCGGGGTCATGTATGGGGAATACTATATCCGAGTCGATAAGGACGGGGATGGTATTGCCGAACTGCGCCGAATTTGTGTCATGGGCGACCGCGACGAAATTGTCGACGACGAACCCGTCGACTTTGCTAAATGCGCATATTTTACTCCCGATCCAGAACCGCACACGGCTATTGGACACAGCATCACGGAGCTAGTGCAGGATATTCAGAAGATCAAGACGAATATCATGCGCAACAGTCTGGACAGCATCGCGAGCACCATCTACCCGCGTCTGTGGATGGTGGAGAACCAAGTCAACATCGACGACGTGCTGAACGCCGAGCTTGGCGCTCCGATCCGCTGTAAGGCCCCGAACACGGTCGGCCAGCTGCAGAGCCAGTTTATCGGCGACGCGCCGATGGCCATGATTCAGTACCTCGATGGCGTTAAGGCGGTGCGGACGGGCATCACCGAAGCGTCGAAGGGCCTCGACCCCAAAGCGTTGCAGTCCACCACCGTTAAGGGCGTGGACATGGTTATCACTGGTGCGCAAGAGCGCATCGAACTTATCGCCCGCATCCTCGCTGAGACGGGGATGAAGGACATGTTTAAGGGGTTGCTTCGTGAAACTGTCCAAAACCCCGACCCCGGTCGCGTCATCAAAATCCGTGGAAAATGGGTCCCTATCGTCGCTGACTCCTATGATCCCACTATGGGCGTTCGTGTTAATCCTTCTCTTGGACACGGCTCTGATACTGATCGCTTTGCTATGCTTGGACAGATAGCGCAGAAGCAGGAACAGATTATCCAGGCTTTCGGTCCACAAAACCCGATGGTGTCGCCCATCGAGATTCGGAATACCTACGAAGATATGCTCCTGTGCGCGGGCATCAAAAATGTGTCTCGCTACTTCAAGCAGATCGACCCGCAGCAGTTGGCGCAACAGGCCGCGCAACCGCCGCCACCCAACCCGGCGATCATGCTGGCGCAGAACGAGCAGCAGAAGACGCAGACGGAGGCCGTCAAGATCAACAGCGACGACGCGTTCCGCCGCGAAAAGTTGAAGGTCGACGACCAGTTCCGCCGCGACAAGATGGTGACCGACGCCATGATCAAGGATGCGTCGAACAAGGCCCAATACGGCTTGGCGGCGGATTCCAAGGCTCTCGACGCGCAGCTTAAGCGCGAACAGGCGATGCTCGCCATGGCGCAACAGCACGACCAACAGACCCACGCCGTGGGTATGGAGCAGATGGGCCAAGAGCACGAACAGAACATGTCGCAACAAGATAGGGACCATGAAGCCAACATGGCCGAGTTGCAGCATCAGCAGGGCCTCGAAGCCGGTGAAGTGCAACACGCGCAGGGTATGGAACAGAACGAGCAACAGGCGGAACTTGCGCCGAAACCGCCGAAAGGTAAGAAATGACCCCCATTGAAAGAATCGAGCGCGCGGGACAGGCCAAGGCGCTGCTTGACCACCCCATCCTGAATGAGGTTATCGCCACGCTCCGCGAGGACGCGCTGGTGACCATTTCGGCGGGCGCAGAGGGTATGGAAAGGGACCGTCATTGCTACATGCTGGCCTCCCTTTCGGTGTTGATGGGCCGCATTCAGGCCATCGTCGACGACGAGAAATTCCTCAAGAAGGCGTAGCGTTCCTATACTACTTGACAGCAGCCACGCGCCCGTGGTACCATAATCACACACTAGGGACCCGACAATGAGCGACGAAGCCATCAATTCAGTAGCCAGCGCTTTCGATGCCTCGATGCAACCAGAGGCCCCCGCGAAACCCGCCAAGGTTACGCCGAAAGCTCCCACCGATACTCCGCCGCAGGAGCCGGAAGAGCGGCTATTTGTTCAGGGCGACGATGAGGGGGACGACGACGATGAAAATGGCCTCTCCGAAACACATGAAGATGGCGAACCCGGTGAAGACGGCGAGGATGAAGGCGGAGAAGATGATGAAGGAGGCGATGAAGTCGTCGAAGATTCGTCAGACCTTCCCCTCGGCTCCAAAGTCCGGGTTACTGTCGATGGGGAGCCTGTCGAAGTTACTGTGAAGGAGGCCCTTGAGGGGTACATCCGCACACAGACTTTCCACAAGCGCCTCAACGAAGTCAACGAGGCGAAGAAGACGGTCGAGAAGGAGCAGGGCGAAGTCACGCAAGCTCGCGGCGTCTACGCCGACATGTTGCAGACCCTCGCGTCGCAGCTGGACGCTCTGACGCCCCCGGAGCCGGAATGGGACAAAGAGTTCGCCGCCGATCCGGTCGGCGCTATCCAGAAGCAACGCCTCTGGGACAAATTCAAGGAGCAGCGCTACGCCGTCGATCAGGAGCGCAAGCGCGTCGACGCCGAGACGCAGCAGGAACAGGGCAAGAAGCTTTCGCAGTACGTCGAGAGCGAACGCAAGCTTCTCGCCGAGAAGAATCCCCAATGGACTGATCCAACCAATGGGCAAAAGAACTGGGAACGCGACCGTGCGGCAATGGACAAAACGGCACGGTCGTGTGGATTCACCGATGCGGAGATCAACAATATTCTCGATCACCGTATGATCAGCATCCTGCACAAGGCTGCGCAATACGACCGCATTAGGGCCGCGAAGCCCCAACCGGTCATCAACAACGGCAAGAAACCCACGCGTCCTGGATCGGGAAACATTGGAACCGGTCAAAGAGGCATGTCGCGGGAGGCAAACCGTCTAGCACGGACAGGCAGCATCAGCGATGCTACCGCCCTCTTTCAGCGTGTTCTCCAATCGGAGTAAAATCCTATGCCTCAGGTCGCAGGTTCGTTCACCACCTATCAGGCGGTCGGCAATCGTGAAGATTTGTCGAACGGCATCTACAATATCGATCCGTTCGATACCCCCGTCATGTCGATGGCGGGTCGGCGCAACGTCAAAGAGCGCCAGTTCGATTGGCAGTCCGAGCATCTGCCGGTCGTCGACCCGAACAACGCCCAACTCGAAGGCTTCCAGCTGGTGGCGACCAATGGTCAGCCCACCATCCGCCTGAGCAACGTCACGCAGATCAGCAAGCGCGACGCCACCGTTTCCGGCTCTCAGGAAGAGGCGGTCAAGGCGGGCAAGGGTTCGGAAATGGCGCATCAGCTGGCGCTCAAGTCCAAGGTGCTGAAAAGCGACATGGAAACCATCCTGTGCGGGCGTCAGCAGCGCAACGATGGCTCCGACGCCGCCGCTCGCACCACGGAAGCGATCTGCCACTGGATCGCCCGCACCGTGGACCGCAACGCCGTCGCGGCTTCCTCGGTGTTCGGTTACAAGGTCGGTCTTCCGGTTCTGGCGACCGACGCTTTCGCTGCCGTCATCGCGGGCAACCAGACGGCGTTCACCGAGCAGATGCTTGGCGACGCCATGCAGCAAGCCTATCAGCTTGGCGCTTCGCCGAAAGTGCTGATCACTCCGCCCGCCATCAAGCGTGAAGTTTCGACCTTCGTTGGTCGCTCCACCACGCAGGTGTTGGTCGGCAAGACGGAAGTCGTTTCGACCGTCGACGTGATCGCCACCGATTTCGGTCGCATCAAGGTGATGCCGTCCCGCTGGCTGCAGACCGATACGGCTCTGCTGCTCGATCCGGCCTATTTGGCCCTCGGCTTCTTCCGCAACTTCCGGCAGGTTCCGCTCGCCAAGGTCGGCGATTCCGAGACTCGCATGGTCGTCGTCGAGTGGGGCGTCGAAATGAAGAACGGCAACGCCCACATCCTATTCAACGGGGTGAAGTGATATGACCGAACGCGCCCATCAGAGGGAGGCGGTGGTAACACCGCAACTTATCGGCATCGCGCCGACCGATCCGCTGGTCGCTATTTGTCAAAATGCGAACGGCAAATGGCTTGCGCTGTACGATACGCATGCCAGCAACCGCGTCACTTACGTAGCGGACACCCTCCGCTACTATCTCGCGGTGGTCAATGCCGGTGGACAGGCTCCCACCGACATTACGAAAATCCCCGACGCGCGGGGCAACACTCAGTGTTACCCTTCGCTGCGGTCCGCGTTCAATGCCTTTTGGCACGAACAGGTGCGCCGCGAGCGCATTGGCATCTGATGCGCTCGCACGTCTACCGCAACAGCGACGGGGTTCGGCGCACAATGCTGCTGGACCCCGACACGCCCAACGCCGTGACGGTCCATACCGAAGTGGACGTCACGGCGTTGCTGGCCAACAATCGACGGTTGGAGGAAGAGCAGCGCGACTCTAAATCCCCCAACAAGTTGCTCGCCCGCGTCCCGATGAGCATCTACGAGAAGTCGATGATCGAGGATTGGGACGAGGAGCAGTGGAAGCGCTGGCTTAACGATCCGGACAACGCAGCGTTCCGGGTGTGGAGGGGCAAGGTATGACGGCTCTCACGGACCTGCTTTCGGCGTTGCGGTCGCACATCAACCGCCCCGATCTGCCCGACGACACGGTTACGACGTGGGTCCGTTTTGCCGAAGAGCGCATGAACAACGAGCTTCGCGTCGCGGAGATGATAGTCCGTGCCAATATTCAGATGACGGATAACGTCATCGCGCTACCTCCCGATTGGCTTGAAGGGGAGTACCTGAAATATGTCCCCACTCAAACCCCCGACACTAACGATGGTTCTGTTTATGGTGGGCCTCACGTTTACAATTACGATATTCTGTATGGGCGTACTATTCATTATTGCACTACCGACGAGTATTATGCCGCTCAAAATGACCCCGGAAACCCCCTCCATTACAAATCCTATTACACGATAATCGGAGGACAGCTTTTCGTCTCCCCCGCGCCCGATCCTACCCTCGGCAGGGACTACGAAATGGCTTATTTCGGCAGGGTGCCGCCGCTCGACGCCACCAATAAGGTGTACGAGCGGTTCCCATCCCTGTATCTGAATGCATCACTGGTTTATAGCGCTCCATTTCTCGCGGATGACGAGCGTGTAACTATGTGGGCTGAATTTGCAACAGCGACTATCACCAACGCCAATATGGTGTATGACAAGTCGAAGCGTGGCAACGGCCCCCTCCACGTGAGGCGGCGCTCTTTCGGGTGACGCAATATGGTTGACACATCAACTTCCCATTACGCTTTTGTAAAGCCGGAGATATTCGGCTCCCCCGATACGTGGGGGACGAAGCTTAATGCGAACATGGATGCCATCGACAACATCCTGTTCACCATCAACCAAACCGGCGCGGCCAATCTGCCCGCGCAAGTCGCGGCGCTACCCTCCATGGTGCCCATCGGCGGCATCGTGTTTTTCTACGGCAACGCCACGCAAGCGGCAGCGCTCCCTCCCAACTGGAAGGTGTGCGATGGAACAGGGGGCACACCAGACCTTCGCGACCGGTCCATCGTCGGCGCTGGTCTGACGTGGACGGCGGGAACTATCGGCGGCAATGCGTCATTCACCCCCGCCATCACCGTCGCGGCGCACCAGATATCCATCGCCGAAATGCCAGGTCACGACCACGGATGGTCACAGACGCCCCACAGTCATTCTGGCGGCGACAGCGGCCATGGACACGGCGCGACTCAAGATGACCATGTTCACAACATGGGCGGCTCTCGGCTGGAAGTTGGCGGGTCGGGTATACAATTCGGCACTGGCTGGATTACCGGCAATAAGAACACCGATGGTGCCAGTGCGAGCGGCGTCTACGTTCAGACCGGTTACGCCAACGTCGTCATCAATCCGTCCAACGCCAACATCAACTTCGTCGGGCAAGGCGGCTGGGCGGCGCACGGACATGCCGGATCGTACTGCCAAGCTATCCCGATGTATTCGCCGTTCGTCGTGGCCTATTACATCATGAGAATGAGCTGATGGGCGATTTTGACCCGATTCAGATACCCCCCGGCGTCGTCGGCGGACCGTCCAACGCCACGGCGAAAGGGCGGTGGGCTGACGCGAACATGGTCCGCTGGGTTGGCGGCAACCTGCGCCCCGTGATGGGTTGGGATCGGCTGGTTTTGCACAGCGCGTTCGCGTCGCCCGTCCGCGCCGTCCACACGTGGGTTGACAACCTCAACGGTACGTGGATCGGCGTTCTGTGTGAGAAGAAGATATACGTCGTCGACGTTACGGGCAACGTAACCGACATTACCCCCGTCGATTTCACCGGGCCTCAGGACGACGTTTTCGCTGGCGGATACGGGAACAACCAGTACAGCAAATACAACTACGGCGACCCCCGCCCCGATGTTTATAGCTATGGCGTGATCGGACCCGCTTGGACGCTGGACAATTGGGGACAAGACCTGCTAATCTGCTCAAGTTATGATGGGCGGCTGTTACAGTGGACGCCGAACGTCGCGGGCGGCTCTTTGGCGGCAAAAGTGCCGAACTCCCCGCTGCCGATCCGCACCTTCGTTGTTACCCCTGAACGCTACGTCATGGTTTTCGGCGGCAACAGTGCGACCAACTTTAACCAGTTTGCGTGGTGCTCTCAGGAAGTCATCACCGATTGGGACTACGCCTCCCTCACCAACACAGCGGGTTTCTACACCGTTCAGCCAGCCGCTCCCATCCTTTCGGCGAGGGTGACGAAGTTTGGCATCGTTATGTTCACGGCGACCGGCATCTTTCTGATCCAATACATCGGAGTGCCGTACGTCTACAGCTTCTATCAGATGGCGGGCGACGCTATCCCGCTGGCCGACGCCCTCGTGGTGCGCTATTCTGGCAAGCTGATGTGGTTGGCGGCGGATGGCTTCTGGACTTTCGATGGCGGCGCTATTACGCAGCTTGCGTGTTCGCTCATCAACTATATCCGCGAAACGTGCGACCCGTCCTACATTCGCATTCGCGGCGTCAGCGTTAATATCGGGATGATGCCTGAGATATGGGTGTTCTTTCCGATCAAAAACTCCAAGGAAAACGGCAGGTATATCTCGTGGAACTACGCTGAAAATTGGTGGTCAATGGGCCAACTGAACCGGACCTGCGGCTATCAGTCCATCTTCACCACCTTTCCGGTAATGTCCGATGGTACGAATCTGTATTATCATGAACGCTACAACTCGCCATATAGCGATTATAATGCGTTGCCGTATGCGACGTGCACGTTCATAAATACAAATTCCGGTGGCGTGTTGACGGCCATCAGTCAGGCCATCGTGGATCAGGACGCCTCCGAGGATGTTGTCAACTACACTTTGGAAGGTCGCATCACCACTCGAATGGATCAGAAGGTGCCGTGCGAAATACAGTCCGACCCGCCCGGTCCGTTGCAGCCGCGCAAGGATGGGTATCTGGACTGCCGCATCACGGCGCGCGACATTCAGCTGACCGTGGCGCAAGCCAGCAATGACGCCAAGCGCTGGTCGTTTGGACAGATTCTCATCAAATCAGCGAAAGGGAGGGGTAAAAGATGACCTTCGCCCCTTACATCACACCGCCCCTGCGCTCTGCGCTGCCCGATCCGCCCGTAAACGAGGGGGACGACGCGGATTTGATGGACAAAATCCTGGCGTATCTTCCCAACCTGAACGCTGCTATTCTGCAGGCTCTCGTCAAGAAGGTGCCGATATCCTCCCCGGTGGCGGAATTGCTGCTGGCGTCCCCTAACGGCAGCGTGTACGCTATCACCGTAAGCGACACCGGGGTTCTTTCTACCCATTTGAGGTACCAACAGACGTGATGCTGATATCCGCCCTTAGGAGTCGTTTAGAACGCGCTTTAGCGATCAACGGGGGCCTATACAAGCTAGACGACATACTGGACGAGATTAAGCGAAACAAGATGCAGAGCTTCGCTTGCAACCAAAGCTGGGCCGTTACGCAGGTCGAGGACTACCCGCAAAAGCGGGTGCTGACGATAGTGCTGGTGGTCGGTGAAATGGAAGACGTGGACGACATGTACGCGCAGATAAAGAAATACGCCCTCGAAAATGGCGCGGTGCGTATTCAGGCGTGGGGTCGCCCCGGCTGGGTCAAAAAGGCCGATCAAATGGGGTGGCACAAAACCACCGAACTCTATGTAGAGGACCTGATATGAGCGGTTCCAGCACCACAAAATCCGACAGCACCACGCAGAACATTCTGCCTCAGTGGGTGCAACAGGCTGGCCAAGAGAACTACGATCTGGCGAAACAGGTCGGCAACGTTCCCTACAACCCGGCCATGAACCAGAACGTGGCGGGCCTTTCGGACAACCAAAACGCGGCTATCGGCGGCGCGGCGGGGTTGGCGGGGCAGGGCCAGGCTGTTACCGGGCAGGGCATTGCTGGGTTGCAGGGGCTGATGGGCTACCAGCCTCAGCAGGTGGACGCCTCCGGTGTAAGGGCCGGTCAGCTGTCCAATACGAATCTGTCGCCTTACATGAACCCTTACACCAATGACGTCATCAAATCCACCATGGATCAGATGAACCAGGGGAATGCGCAAGCGCTGGCCGCGAATGACTCCAGAGCGGCGGCTGCTGGTGCTTTCGGCGGGTCGCGTGGAGCGGTTCAGAACGCCGCCCAAAATGCCCAGAACACCATGAACCAAGCCACGATGCAGTCGGGCCTCCTTTCGCAGAACTTCCAACAGGCGCAAGGCGCGGCGCAGCAGGATATCGCTACTCGTCTACAGGCGGGCACCACCAATGCGCAGTTGCAGCAGCAAGCGGCACTCGCCAACCAACAGGCGGGCTTGCAGGGCGCTGGTTTGAACCTCAACGCGGCGGGACAGCTTGTCGGCGCTGGCACCACTTTGCAGGGCCAGAACACGCAGGACTTGAACAACCTCCTGCAGACCGGCGCGCTGGCGCAGACCCAGAACCAGAATGTCCTCAACGCCGCCACGGCCAATGCGGACAAGCAGAATCAGTACAGTCTGCAGGGACTTAACACCCGCCTTTCGGCGCTGGGGATGACGCCGTACAACACGACACAGCAGACGCAAGGCGAGCAGAAGACCACCCAATCGAATCCGCTCGGCGCGGCGCTAGGCATCGCTCAGATGGGTGCCAGCTTGTTCTCCGACGACGCTGCCAAGACCGACAAGACGAAAATCGGCAAAGCCCCCGGCACCAATCTGGACATGTACGCTTATCGCTACAAGGGCGACCCGAAATCCTACCCAAAGGTGGTGGGCTTGATGGCGTCCGACGTCCAGAAGAAGGTTCCGGGCGCGGTTCAGCGCCTCCCCGGCAAGGGCGGCAAGCGCGTCGTCGATTACTCCGCCGCGTTGCAGGGAGGCTAAGACATGGGGCTGTTTGCAAACTTCCTTGGGGACGGTGGTACGTTGGGCGGCCTAATGGGTACGGGTGTGCAACCCCCTGTCGGCACCCCGGTTCCTAGTGTCGGCGACGTCGGCATTGCCGCCAATCCGCCGCCCGCCGCTCCTACTGTTCAGGTGGCGCAAAACGGCGGGTTGATGCCCATCAGCGACGCCGCGCAAAAGTACAACTTCGCGGGGCTTGAGAGCCAGCACAATATTCCTCCCGGATATCTGTCCAGCATTCTCAACGTGGAGTCTGGCGACAAACGGGGCAACTTCAACCCCAACGCCCACAATGACAGCGGCGCTGCGGGTCCGTTTCAGTACGTTCCCAGCACCGCTCGCAGGATGGGCCTCAGCAATCCGTACGACGTCGGTGCGTCGGCGGAAGCCACGGCGAGGATGGCGGGCAACGACTACGCCCATTTGTCGAACGCACTTGGCAGACCAGCCACTATCCCTGAATTGTACATGACGCACCAGCAAGGCTCGGGCATTATCCCGGCGTTGGCTCACCCCAATGAACCCGCCGCCAATTACGTCAAAGCGTCTGCGCTCACGTCGAACGGCATGCCCGCCAACGTCAAGGGCGGCGAAATGGTCAACTATTTTGCCAAAGCGTTGAACGCGGGTGGGCCAACTGTCAATACGGCGATGAGCGCGGCAAATACCGGCGCTGGTGCGACGATGCCCGCCGCTGTTGCTGGGGAAACCCCCGGTGGGCTGATGGGCTACAACAATGTGGGCATGAATACTACCCAACAGGTGGCAATGCCCCCCGGCACCAACAACGCCCCTATCGTACCTGTTCCTGGGGGACCTTTACCGGCAGCGGTTCCTACTACTGTCGCCGCTGGTACGGGGGCGTCGTGGTCGCAGAAAGCTAAGGAACTAGCTGGAATACTAAAACAAGGCCAAGAGGGCATGGCTAAGCAGGAACAAAAACCTGCCGCTGCGCCGCAAGGCGGCTACAACGCCTACCTTGCTCAACACAACCAAATGGTAGAGGCTCTTGCCCGCCAGTTGGCTCAAAAAACGTTCAGGAGTTGACATGTCGCTTCTTGAAGAACTTTTCCAAATGGCGCAGGGCGGTTCTTCCCCGCAAGCTCAAATATTACAGGCGATGCAGCAGGGTCAGCCCCAGCAGCCCGGTCAGCAGCCGACCCCGCCCGCCCCCGCTGACAGTACGCCGACGCCAACCGTCATGCAGCCGGTACAGGGCCAGCCCGGTGTGCAGGTGCCCGTCCCGCCCCCGCGCCCGCCCGCTGAGGAGCTTGCAGCGAAGCCCAGCGCTGTCCCGCCCCCGTTGACGCCTGTTCCCGGTGGCGGCAACCCGCCCGACATTTCCTCGCTTTATGAAAAGATGATGGACAGGCAGCGCGACCACGAAATGTTCTGGAACGGCGCGAAGACGCTAGCCGCGTCGTATTCCACGCCGACCATGGCCAGCGCCATTATGAGCCAAGGAAACGCCAGCAGTGGTTCCCCCGCCGATGCGCTCACCACCATGTTGAAGCTGCAAGGCATGCAGCAGGACAAGGTTCGTCTCGCCGCCGATCTGGCCCGTATCCCCGCTATTGCGCAGAAGCTCAAAGTTGATCCGGAAGTGTTGGCCCAGCTTCGCACCAACGAACCGGCGAAATACGCCGAGATTATCGCCAAGATGGCGGTGCCCGACAACGAATTCCTCAAGAACGCTCAGAACCAGATCGTTTTGGGCAACAAGCGCACGGGTGGTCTTGATCTGCAAGGCGGCGAGGAAGGCGGTGTCAACGCGCCGAAAGCCGACCCCACCAAGTCGCAGGTTATTGATATCCAACTGCCGGATGGAAGCCCTGGGAAGCAGGTCATCGATACCACCACCGGCAAGGCCATCGGCGACCCGTACAAGGCGGTGCTGACCGAAGCCGACAAGAAGTTCGCGGCGCTGGCCCATCCGGAAAGCCTCACCGACGAGCAGATTTCGGCGATGGGTGGAAGGCCGGATGCTTGGCGGTCGAAAATTAAGTTCGTCGATGACCATCTGGCTGACTTTGATTTGGACCCCAACGCCCCCGGTTTCGCTGCCAAGAAAGCTGCTGCCTATAAGTCTATCGTAATGCCCAACACCGGCACCACCGTCAACAACGCCATCAACACCGTGGATACCGCTGCCAACGCCGGGGCGAAGAAAGAAGCGGAAATGTCGGGCGAAGAGGCTGCAAAGCGCGAAGGCGAATTGTACAAGTCTGCGGGTGGCTCCGACGAGCGCAAATCTCGTCTCAAACTGCTCAACACTGTGTTACAGCAGACCAAGCAAGGCCCGTTGGCTGGCGTCGAAGGTCAGGTTGGCAGCGTTATGAAGGCGCTCAATCTGGACGACGACGCTATCAAGGCGATGGGTATCGACCCCAAACAGGCCATGAACAACGAAATCAGCAACAAGGTTGCTAGCGAATTGGTGGTTGGCTCCATCGGCGCGAAAAACGGCGGGTTTCCGGCGTCCAACTTTTCGGTGGCAGAACGGCAGTTCATCGAAAAGATGTTTCCGAGCATGCTCAATCAGCCGGGGTCCAACCAAGCGGTCACCGATATCCTCACTGCGAAAGAGAACGCGCTGCAAAAGCAACTATCTGCGTACAAGGACTACCGCACCGCGAACAAGGGTAAGGCTATATCGTTCCGCGACTTCGAGGATGATTGGCATGCTCAGCACGGCAACGAAAACATGTTCGATAAGGTGATCGCCAAGTCGCAGAGTGGCGAATACGCGAACCTAGCCAAGGCGAGTATTCTTCGTCAGGAAGCGGCAAAAGGACCAGAGGCTCGTCAAGCTGCTATGGCGAGATATGACGGCATGGTTGGAAAACCCGGCGCTGCCGCCAAGATTCTAGCGGTGGAGGATTGATAAATGGCTGAGGACCCGTGGGCGGAAGCCGCCGCGAAAGACAAGGCCAACGTTGACGCTCACGAAGCCGTGATGAGCGAACGTGAGTCCGATGGGTCGTTGCGTGGCGATCCGTGGTATCAGCGTTTGATGCACCTTACCGGCGTCGGCGCGCGGAGCGCGCTTAGTTCAGCGACCCTTGGCGCTTCCGATACGCTGTACAACTTGGGAAAATCGTACGTTACTGGTCGCCCATACAAGGACCTGCAGACCGAGGCGCAGCAATTCTACGAGCATGACCCCGTTACCACCGGCACCACGTCGCTTGCTGGAACCGCCTTGTCTGGCGGATTGATATCCAAGGGCGTCGGCGTGGCAGGGAAAGCGATCGGACCCGCCATCGAGGAAGCCGCCGCTAAGTATCTACCTGAATGGGTAGCGAAACCGGCTGCGGCGGTTGGTCGCGGCGCGGCGAAACTCGACCTTCCCAACGCCGGTCCGGTCATGGCCAACCAAGCTATTACCGGCGCTGGGGTGGCGGCGGGCGAGGATGTTGGCCACGGTCACGCCCCCAATTTGCAGATGATGGGGCTGTCGGCGCTGGCGGGCGCTGGAATGGGCGGTCTTACATCAGGCGCTGGCTTCTTGCTTTCGCCGTCGCGGCGTCTCCGCGTCGCTGGTTCCGAGTTCAACCCGGAAGACGTGGTTAAAGCGCGCACCATGCTGGACCCCGCCAATTCCGGCGGCATTCAGCTGAACATTCCCGAGGCGATGGCCGCGTCGGATGTTGGTGGGCGCGACGCCGTTCTTCGCGGCGTTTACAACACCGATATTCGTATGCCCAAAGGATCGGTGGAGGCGGCGCGGCAATCCAGCGCGCGAGAAAGCGATATCAAAAACACCACCAACGTTATGTACGAGCGGTTGCGCGGCGGCGGCGGTCCGTTGAACCCAGAGTTTGAACCGGGAGCGCCTGTACAACAAGCTGCTGGTGACGTTGTGAAAAACGCGCGCACCGAGTTAGGTAAGCTTACCTCCCCCGATTTCGCTGCTACGGCTAATGAGAAAATACCCCGCTGGGGAGGGTGGCGCGGTCCGGAATATGCTGAAGCCCGCACCGCGTTGGGTAAGGACCCCTATGCAATGGAGGGGCTAAAAGGCGTGGCGGAAGATTCCCCGCTGTTCCAAGGTCAAATCGCTGCCAAGATGGGCGGGTTGGCCCAAGAAGCTGAGAAAGACCCCGCGATGGCAGCGTCTGGCTCCCATGCCAAGCTGTACCGAGCGAAAGATTACTTGCAAGACCACATTAATCAGCACTCCCCCACTTACGCGGCTGCAGACGCCCAATACACGCGTAACATTAAGCAAGCGGCAGAGCCTATTGAACAAGGACCGCCTGGTATTATCGCTGGCACTAAAAACGCCGACGAGCAAGCTAGAGCGCTGTTCGGCGCTAGGACGCCGCAGGAGGGCGAAGTTGCCCAGCGCGCTTTCGGCGTCCCCATTCCTGCGCAGGGGGCGTCTATCGGCCCCAACCCCAGCATTGGCGCGTTACCGCCCGGCGCTATTCGTGGGTTGCTAGCGCATACTTATGGCGTTGCAAAGAACATAGCGCCGGGGGAAGAGGGTGCCGAGGCGGCGATGAAGCGCGTCGCCAACATTTTCCCGTCCAAGGAAGGCGAAAATGTGGCCAGAGGCTTACTTTCGCCGCAGGACATGTCCGATCTGTCGCAGCATTTGAAGATCGCCAGTGCCATCCGCGACGCCAGAGAGCCGACCGCCAGCAGCGTTCACAGCGGCGATACGCTTAAGTCCAAGTTCCACAATTGGTTGTCCAACCTCGCCCCCGACGTTCGCGTCAAGATGTTGAACGACCCGAAAACCTTGGAGTTGTTTGGGAAGCAGGGGATGGGCCAGCGTCTTATCAACGCTGGCTCCACCAGTGCGGTTAATTCACTGCTCAATCTGTACCAGTTTGGGTCTAAAGACCGCCCTTAACGAGGCGCATGATCGCATTGTAGATGTTTTCTTTACGCTGCAACGCCTCGATCATAGCCATATCGACGGGCGTCCCAACGGAGTCCACATAACCGCAGTAGTCCGATGTTTGCCCGCGACGATGAATGCGATCCTCGATTTGGGACCGGTCATCAAGACTGTACGTATTTTCATAGAAGTACATGGTCCAACAACGATCGTTGTCATCGCCGTGGCCAAGCAGGGTATGGCCATATTTTGAAGCCACTGTTTGTAAGAGTATAGCTCGACACCCCGGATCATTGTTGAACCTGCTCTTCTGGCGCTCAATTTCGTCGGGGGTCATTCCCCCCTTGATAATGGCGGGGTTCAGGTTCTGCAGCGCCAAGCTCAGTTCCTTCCCGACGTGGATATGCTTGTAGGGGATGGCTATCTTCCCTGTGAGTTCATTTTCGATGAAGTCGAGCAACGAAAGGAGGCGCGGGTTCTTTCCCGGCTCGACCAGTTGGTGGACTTTCTGGTTTTCGTCGATGATGAACCCGCACTGTATCTGCGCCAGTTTGATGTATTTCGTGATGGCGGCGTCGACCGATACGGTCATGCCGTCGCCGATGAACGCCACGAACTCGTCCCACATTGATGTAAAGTGGGCCTGCATTTCCTTGGTGAGCCGGTATTCGCGCGCGGTGTATCGCCGCCCGATGTTGATGCCCCAATCCTTCTTCTTGGCTTGGAAAATCCACGGCGACACCAGCCCTGCCAACTGCTCTTCGTTTTGTGCGCCCGTCACTTTCTTGTTGCGAAACCCCCCGGTAACGCAGTACCGGCCTTTGAACGAGTAGTAGTTGAAACCGTCGATGGCACCCATCGCGCGCAGTTGCGACCAGAAATCGTGGGGGCCTTGCTTCATCCACTTCCCCGAAAGGTCAACCCGCCAGACAAACTCCTTGGCTAGTTCGATGGCGGCTTTGGTCTGGGCGCTGTCGTGGGTGCTGATCTGGATGCTCTCGTCGAAGTAGATCGAGGCGCGGCGCAGCAGCTTGAACCGGCGAATGTACTCGCGTGTGGCTTCGCTGCGGATCGCCTCATAGTTGACGATCAGCATTGGTATATTGCCGCCACTCGCCGCTGTCTTTCGCAGCCACCATTCGTTGATGCTGTCCGCGCCGCTCTCAAACACGAACGAGTTGATTGGGAACCCCTGCTTTTTGATTTCCTCGACCCAACCCGCCTTGAACGAGTTGGGGGCGACGATCACCACGCAATCAATTGCGTCCTCCGCGTACATTTCCAGGGCCTCACCACACGCCACGGACGTTTTGCCGAGGCCCTGTTCCATGATGTATCCAAACCCGGTCTGGCCGCGCTTCCGCGCATCCTTTCCGTGCTTCCACGCCTCTATCTGTACCGGATCGGGTTTGAATGTTTTGCTCATAGCGGGTCCTGATCTCTACCGTGTCCATCTACGTGTAGCATAATGTCGTCGCGGTCAGCGTCGCACAGTCCACATTTTATCATGACGGCGGTCAGGTCGTCAAGTAGCTTTCGGTACAGGGATTGCACCGAGTGGTTGCCCATCATCATTTCATGACCGAGGAAGATGACCGACTCCATTATGTCGGCTATCTTCACCGCGTCTGTCACAACGGGCAGGTTGAGCAGCGAGTACACCGTCTTTTCGATGATGCGGTCGCCGTAATGGTGGTACACGTAACCCATGTCGTACCCCGGTTTCGCCGGGGTGGGAATGTCGCCTGTGAACGCCTCCCATTGGTCGTGGAGCAGCGCGTACCGCGATATCAAGAACAGGGTCTCGAAGTCTGCTTTGCTGACGCCGAGGTAGTCCACGGCGACGCGCGGGGCCATCAATGCGACACGGAATGAGTGCTCCGCGACGCTCTGCTTCTGGACTGTCCGAACAATCCCCCAGCGGGGGACGTCGGAGAGTCTGGCTTCAAACTCTCCGAGCATTGTTACTTCCCCTTGTCGATGGATATGGCGGCGACGATCATGGCGAAGTTGGCGACGTCCGCAGCCTCCAACAGTATCTCGACCATGTTGCCCTCAATGATGGCCTCTTTCAACTCTTGAACCTCCTTGTTGAGCAGCGTCAGCGCCTCAATAAGGCCGATATCCTCCCAGCGCCCTTTGTGGGCGTTGCGCTTCATTTTGTACTTCATCGCGTCGACGAAACGCCGAAAGTCGTCGGTATAATCGGGCGGCTCTTTCATCGCCGTCGTCGATTTGTACAGTTCGTTCATTGCCTCGTCGCGCGTTGGCGTCGGGTTGATCCGATCCTCCGACGCGCGGAATTTTAGGGCCTGATCGTACAGTTCAGCGGGGGACAGCCCCTTGGTGAAATCGGTGTGGGTGTTATTCATTAGTTCCTCCTGCCGGATCATCGCTAATGTCGGTGGTGTACGGTCCGTTTCCGTACAGCATTTCGGGTCGATATTTGAGGACTTCATAAGTGAACTCCTGCATTTCGTAGGCGAACTTGTACTTCGCCTCGTCCGTTTTGAGATAGTCCATGAAGTTGATGCAGACGGTGGACGGCATGTTGGTGAGCAGCGCGTCGGCGTATTGCATCTTGGAGAAGGTGAAGACGCGGCGGATGCGCTGCGTCACCGTTGTCAGTTCAGGTTTCAGGTTGAGTTCTTCCCACGACGTCTCTTCCTGATCCTGATAGTAGTCGCCGCTGGAATGCCCATCGACGTTGCCCACGCGGATCGGGAAGGTTCGGATGGTCATTCCTACTGACGTCACGCGCTGGGCTGGTATGCGGGCGTCGGCTAGCCCCTGCATGACGGTGCATTCCCGGCTCGTCACCTTGGGGTAGAAGTGCGAGTTCAGCCCCAGCGAAAAGCCTTGACTGACTTCGACACCCACCCGCACATCTGCCCAATTCGGGGTGTCCTGAATGAGGCGGATGTTGCCAGCCCACGGTCCCTTGTACGCGCCGACGACGGCATCGGGTTCCCGCAGGATTTTGCGGGCGATGGCGATGCCGACGCCCTGCCGCGTCCCGGCGACCGCGCCGACTGAACCCCGCTTTTCGGCGTCCTTGTCTTCGGGTCGTATCAGCGCTGCCCATCGCGACAGGAAGACGAGGCCCGCGTATTCGCTAGCCTCCTTGTTGAGTATATCCGGGTCAATCGCCGCCCCCGCCGAAAGGAAGATCGGGACCGAGCGCTGGTGAAACATCTGCGTCGCCACGGCGAGGGTCGGCAGCTGTTTCAGGACCACCTTTTCGTCGTTCGGTCCGTAGAAGGTGTGGCCGCTGTTCGGCCCAGCGTTCGCCACCACAACGTCGAGGTTCATGCCGCCCTTGCGGGCAGCGTAAGCGGCAAACGCCCCCTTGCCGGTGCTGCCGTATTGCCCGTCCACGATGACGTGGACGCCTCTGCGGTGGAACATCATTTGCAAATCCTCCGGCCAAGACCGGCATAACCGCCAAGATCGTCCCAATGCTCGCCGTGGTCGGCCATCCCCGAAAGGATGCGGCTGATTTTCAGCGCCGCCATGTCGAGCGCCTCCTTCTGCACGTCCGGCAGCATCGTCCATCCCGACGCGGAGTGCATCACGTTCTTCAATTCTTGACTGACCCGCGCATTTTCGGCGAAGTTGCCGTGGGTCTGACCGCGCGCCTCTAACAGTTCCTTCGTATTCATTCTCGCTCTCCACTCCGCGAACCCACGCTCTGTGAGTTCTTCAAGTATGTCCTTGCCCATGGTATGCTTTCAGCAACTTGGTTATTTCCTTCCAATGCCCGCTTACGCGGGCGTTCTTATTGTGCGCCTCTGGACCCAACGGGTTAAGGTACACATTATGGTTGTCGGGGTTGCAGCCCATAAGAATGACTACCGCCCCGCCTTCGGCGTTTTGTATCCTGTTTAGCTCCACCAGTTGGCGCGGACGGGGCCGATAGATGCCGCGCGATATTTTGGCCTCGATGAAGAAGGTTGGCCCCCCGTGCGGGATCAGAATCATGTCGAATATGCCGACAGCAAACTGATCCTCGAACCGGCGTCCATAGCCGAGTTCTGATTGCACCTGCTTCACCATGTTGGTCTTGAACTCTGCCTCATTCATCGGCGCACCCGCGTCCAGCGGCGCGGCATCAGTGCGACGCCCAGCACCGCGAGGAACGCCACCACGTTGA